CGCCCGCAAGACGGCAGGACGAACCGCAGATTGACAATAAATCATTGATTGCTTTCATGAATTCCGATGATTTTGATTCGTGCTGCCGTTCGCGCTATATCCGCCTTGACCACGTGCCGGAAATTGCCGGCGCAATTCGCCGTTTTGCGGAAACTGTCGGAAGTATGACGATTCATTTGATGATGAACACCGACGCCGGCGACGTTCGCATAAAAAACGAACTTTCGCGCACGATTGACATTGAACCGTATAAGTGCATGAACCGGAGCCAGTTCCTTGAATTCATTACTAGCGAAATGCTTTACACAGGAAATGCGGTGGTCAGACCGAAGACGACGCGCGGATATCTGCGCGGGCTTCAGCCGATCCCACGCGGCAGATTTTTTATAAAGCCGTCGGCAGATGGATATGATTATACGGTTGTTATTGACGGCACTGAGTACGACCATGACGAAGTGCTCCATTTCCCATACAACCCCGACCCGGCTTCCCCTTTCGTTGGTTTGGGCCTTACGGTTCCGTTAAAAGACCTTGCCGAAAGCATCATGGCCGGTTCCGATCTTACAAAGGATTTTATGACAACAAAGTTTTACCCGTCGTTGATTATCAAGGCCGACAGCATGACAGAAAAATTCCAAAGTTCTGCCGGACGTGAAGAAATTGAAAATAAATTTGTGGCGCACGCCCGCGCCGGGCGGCCGCTTATCATCCCGGCGGAACAGATCGAAATTGAACAAGTCAAACCATTTTCACTTTCTGAAATGGCAATTGACAAAACGGCAGAACTGGACTTGAAACGCCTGGCGAGCGTGCTTGGCATTCCGGTCTTTTTCTTTGGGCTTGGAAGCTTCAACAAGGCCGAATGGAACAATTTCATCAATACCAAAATTCGGACGTTCGCGGAATATATCGGGCAGGAAATGACCCGAAAACTTATTTATTCCGAGGACTGGTTCATTCGTCTGAATCATCTTTCATTACTTGACTTTGACGTTGCCGAAAAGGGGCAGCTGCTTCTGGCTTTTGGCGACAGGGGCTATATAAACGGCAACGAAGCCCGCAAGGGAATCGGCATGGCGCCGGGGGACGATGAAGCATTAAACGAATATCGGATCCTTGAAAACTACATCCCGGCAGACATGGCCGGAAATCAGAAAAAACTCACGGAGTAAGCAACCATGGAAAAGAGAACGGCAGTTATCAGGCCGGCGAAATTCGAAACGCGTGAGCGCACGAACGACGCCGGGCAAAAAGAACTTATCATAGCGGGCTATTTTTCTCGCTTTGATGATATTTACACCATCGCGGAATATGACGATTATACGCTGACCGAAAGCGTTGACCCGGCCGCGTTCCACCTTGACAGGGACAAGGATGTAAGGGCCCTGAACAACCACGATGCAAAGCTCGTTATAGGACGCACAACGAACGGAACGTTGACGCTTAGAACGGATGAAACGGGGCTTTATGGTGAAATTGTTATCAATCCGAACGATACAGACGCCACAAACCTGTATTATCGCGTTCAGCGCGGCGACGTTTCGCAGTGCTCTTTCGGTTTTTTCGTCAAAGATTACGAAGAAACACGGACGCCGCGCGGGTGGCACAGAGTCCTGAAAGATGTTGAACTTTTCGAAGTTTCGGCATGCACCTTCCCCGCTTATGAAATGACCAGTATTCAGGCGCGCGCCGCAGATACCGAAAATCTGAAACGGCGCGTTTTTGATGAATGGAAGGCAAACACAAGAGCCAAGCACGACTGGCTGAAGGAGAAAACAAACAATGCTTAAAACTATCAGACTTGAAAGAGCTATCAGAGAAAACAAAAAGAAGCTTGAAGCGCTTAGGGCGAAAGACGCCGAAATGGCCACGCGCGAGGCCGCTCTGAAAGCTGCCTTTGAAGAAGTCACAGAAGACACCGCCGCAGAAGACAGGGCCGCTATTGAGGCGGAAATGGACGAATACGACGAACAGAAAGCCGCGCACGATTCCGAAAAGAAGCGCCTGCAGGATGAAATCGAACAGGCGGAAGCGGAACTGGCCGCGCTTGAAGAGAAGCAGAAAGACACGGTGCCGGAAGAGCCGGCGCCGGAAGAAGCGAGAAACGCGAAAGGAGAAAGGAAAGCTATGAGCTACGCAAGCAGAAGAGCATTCGGCGAAAGAACAGCCGCCGAAATTAAGGAAATCATCGAAAACAAGGAGACGCACAACTGGGTCGCCAACATGAGAAGCGCAATCAAAGAGAAGCGCACCATTGAAAACGTCGGCCTGACAATCCCGACCGTTGTCCTTCCCCTGATCCGTGAAAAGATCGAAAGAACGTCAAAGCTTTACAGCCGCGTCGCTCTTCGCCGCATCAATGGCGAAGGCGAACAGAACATTTCGAACGGCTCTTCCGAAGGCGTATGGACACAGTGCTGCGCCAAGCTGAATGAACTTGAAATGGGCTTCAGCCGTTGGTCTTACGGCTGCTTTAAAGTCGGCGGCTATTACACCGTATGCAATGCCAATATTGAAGACTCCGACCTCGATATCGCGGCGGAAGCAATCAACGCAATCGGCGCGGCCATTGCCAGAGCGCTTGACAAGGCTATCATCTGGGGCCGCAACATTGCCGCAAATTCCAAGATGCCGCAGGGCATCGTCCCTTCCCTTGCGCAGACTTCACAGCCGGCTGACTATCCCGTTACCGCCCGGCCGTGGGTTGACCTTCACACAAGCAACATTATTTCTATCGGCACTGCGCAGAATCCCGTCACCGGTGCAAACCTTTTCGCCGCAATCAATGAAGCTGCAGGAGCCGCCGACACCGACTATACGGACTCTGATCTTACATGGATGATGAACCGGAAGACATGGCGCAAGCTTACCTCGCAGGCCGTCACCTTCAACGCTGCCGGCGCCATTGTCGCGGGCGTGAATAAATCCATGCCCGTTGCCGGTGGCGAAATCATCAATTTCAAGTTCCTGCCTGATAACGTCATCGTTTTCGGTTACACGGACGTTTACGGCCTGACAGAGCGCAAGGGCCCGAAGACAGCAACCTCCGAGCATGTTCGTTTCCTTGAAGACGAAACCGTTTACAGGGGCACGGCACGTTATGACGGCGCACCGCTCGTTCGTGAGGCGTTCGGCGTCATTCTGCTTAATGGTGCCACCCTTGACCTGACAGACGTTACATTCCCGCAGGACGCGGCGAACTCGGGAAACTGACTTACCTCACCGCCGAACCCGCGGACGGTGAGGAAGAAATCGGCGGAATGACGGTATCTGATTTGCAGTCAAATATTGTTGTTGATTCCGCACACAGCAGAATTACGGGCACACTTTACGAACAGACCGGTGCGGAGGATGAAGACGAAAACGGTTATTTCCTTGCGCTTCATTTCGACGATATCACTGCGGCGGTCACGTCGCTTTATGCCGGCGTTGTTCCTTCTTCCGACGGGCTGACAGATATTCTTTCGATCGGGAACGGAAACGCGGTTTTCAAGATCGAAGACAAGAACAATCAGCTTTTCAGAATTATCGTCGGAACCGCCGGTGGCTTTGAATCGGTTGAATATGACCTGTCAAGACTCACACTCGCGACAGAATAAAACGCGAAAAGGGGCGGTTTTCCGTCCCTTTTTGTTTGCATGAAAGGCGGTATTTATGACAGACGAACAGAAAGAAACAATTTTCCGGCTTTTCAAACAGCTTAAAGGCCGCCGAAACTTCGACCCGGATGCGGTTTTTTTCGTGCACACGCTCATTGATACAGCCGCCGCAGAAATCGCGAAAGAAGGAGTGAAAACCGATTTGACAAAATCGGAGGATCTTCTTCTTCACGCTATGTATTGTGAATGGCTTTACGACAAGAACAGCGGCGAAGCGAAAGACACAAAGATGCCGCGCCCGTTGCGTTGGGGCCTGAATCAAAGGATTTTTTCATGATTTACGATTCGGGTTTAATTACGGTTTGCGAGCTTGTCAACGTTGCCGCGCCGGGCGATATGCCGTGTGAAAGGCTGAAAGCGCGGTTTTCTGCTTATTTCGGCGAAATCCGCGCGGGCATTACGCGCATTTACTTAGCGAAGGGCGCTGGCGAAAACGTCGATTTGTTTGTGCAGATTCCGGATGAAGGTTTCCGGCCCGCTGCCGATGAATACGCCGTTATACAGATGTACAACGGCCACGGTGACGACGCCGACGACAAGCAATACAGAATCACGGCGTTACAAAGCGGGACGGACGACGACGGCCACAGGGTTTATGATATCCAGTTAACGAGACTTGAAAGAAACTATGAATTACTTACAGTATAACGACAGATTGCGGCGTTTCGGATCCGGCCTTGCAAGTCTGGCACCGGGCAAAGTCTTTCACTATACGCGGCCCGCAGGCGGCAAAATGGACGGCGCAATTGTCTGGGCCGAAGATGCCGAAGAACAGTCCGCGGGTGCGGATAACGGCGTCGCAGAAATGCAGATGCACGGCGTTATAGACTATTGGACTAGCAAAGAATATGACGACATGATAACCGCGATTCTCGGCTATCTTGCGTGCTATTCGGGCGGGATTGTCGAATACAGCTATACCTCCGTCATGTATGAAGATGAATTAAAGCTGATTCATCATTCATTCGATTTCCGGTTGTCGTAATGGCGAAATTCACAGTTCAATCCGCCGCGCTTGATGATTATGTTTCAAAGCTTTCAGAACTGGAACGGGAAAAGAACCTGGGCCGCGCGGTTTACGCCGGTGCAAAGGTGGTGGCCGATGCAATAACGGACAACATCAAAAAAATTCCCGTAACAAATGAACGCGGGACGCCTTCAAAACCGATTGACGGCATAACGATTTTTCAAAAGCGCGGACTCTTGGAAGGTTTCGGGCTTTCGAAAATGAAAAATGAAAACGGGTTCGTCAATACGAAAACCGGTTTTATCGGCTACAACGCCACCGAAGGCAAGCAGCACACGAAACAGCCAAATATCATGATTGCGCGTGCCGTCGAAAGAGGCACATCATTCCGCCGGGCGCACCCGTTTGTCGCGCCGGCAGTCAGGAAAACACGCAAGCCGGCCGAAGAAGCTATGGCGCGTGAATTCGACAAAGAACTAAAGAAAAAAGGATTCTGAAAAAGGAGAATTGAAAATGTCTAAAGTTGAAACATTCGGCGCGGCCGGCATGGTGAAAACCGGTTATTCGTGCCCCTATGTCGCAGAATACGAAAGCGACGGCCAGGGGAATATCACATATTCAAACGGGCGCCGTCTTGGCCGCGGCGTTTCCGCACAGCTTTCGCCGACGGTCACAGAAGCAAGCTATTTCAGCGCCGACAACGGCATGGCCGAAAATGACGGCGCGAAAGTATCCGCAGGCGTGGCAACGCTTACAATTGACGGCCTTCTGCCGGAAGTACGGCGCTTTATCACCGGACAGCCGGCCCGCGCAACCGGCGAGAAGTTTGACAAAGTCGGCGACGCTATGCAGACCAACCGGCCGGAACTCGGCCTGGGCTATATCGTCCGCTATATGTGCGCAGGCGTTACGCTTTACCAGCCTTTCATCCTTGCACGTGCAAAGTACGTTGAAAGCGAAAGAACGGTGAACACGCAGGAATACAACTCCGCTACAAACTGGCAGACAAGCCCGCTGCAGTTCAACTACTTCACGGCAGAAGATGAAGGACACACAATCGAAATGCCGGGCGACTTCTA